GTGGTAGTACTAATCTGTTAAATCAACCAGCGTCGATTGCCAATAACACCACTAATATTGTGACTAGCGCGGCCAGAAGACTAGGATAAACTAGGTTAAATATAATCATGCCAACATTCATCGGATTTAACACTATTGATCAACCTAAAAAGTTTACGTTAACAGACTTTGATTTAGTCAAACGTGATTTGATTAATGCATTTAATATCAAGCCTGGGGAACTAGTAGGTCGCCCTGGCTATGGCACAAATTTATGGACTTATTTGTTTGAAAATCAAACTCAACAAGTCGAACGAGCAATCATCAGTGAAATACAACGTGTAGCCGGCGGAGACCCAAGATTGTATATTCAAGACATACAAATGTTTCCACAAGAAAACGGCATTTTAATACAGCTAGACTTGGCATTGGTTCCTAGCACTGATGCTGAACGTTTGTTAATATTTTTTGACGAACAAACACGTAGAGCTACTTACATTTGACATCTTAAACTAAGCCGTTTTTCACTGCCATAAATACAAAACCATGGCAAAGACTACTAGACAAACGGTTGTATTCGGCGTAGAAGATTGGAAAAGAATCTATCAAACCTATCGTGAAGCCGACTTCCAAAGTTACGATTTTGAAACACTACGCAAGAGTTTTGTAGACTATTTGCGTTTATACTATCCAGAGACTTTTAATGATTATATTGAAAGTTCAGAATTTATCGCCTTGCTCGACGTCATGGCCTTTATGGGTCAAGCACTGGCTTTCCGCACAGACTTAAACACACGTGAGAACTATTTAGACACTGCTGAACGTAGAGATTCTGTTGTTAAACTTGCTAACCTAGTTAGCTATACTGCCAAACGTAACACTGCTGCTAGCGGATACTTAAAAGTATTCAGCGTGCAAACTACAGAAACTGTTTACGACTACAACGGCATTAACCTTGCTAATATCACAGTAAACTGGGCCGACCCAACTAACTTTGATTGGCAAGAACAGTTTACCACTATTCTTAATGCTGCCATGGTTAACACTCAGCGTGTGGGCCGTCCGGGTAATCGTACAACTATTCAAGGTGTCCGCACAGACGAGTACACTATTAACTTAATACCTGGATTTTTGCCAGTGGTTCCTTATTCAGCAACCATTGATGGTGTAGGCATGCCATTTGAAGCAGTCAGTGCCACTGCTAGTGGTCGAGATTATGTGTATGAACCTAGTCCTGAACCAAATGGACAGTTTAATATTTTGTTCCGCAATGACCAGCTTGGATTTGCATCGGCTAACACTGGATATTTCTTTTACTTTAAGCAAGGCACACTACAAAATCAAGATTTTAACTTGCCCGAGCGTGTGAGCAATCGTACAGTTAATATCAACATTGAAGGTGTGAACAACACAGACCGTTGGTTATATCAACTTGACAACGTTGGAAATATTGCCCGTGAGTGGGAGTATGTTGAAAGTGTTTATACTTCTGCTATTGAGCAAACAGCCTTGAACTTACGCCCAATCTATTCAACAACATCAAGAACAAATGACCAAATCACTTTAGACTTTGGTGATGGAGTGTTCTCTGAGATTCCTGTAGGCTTCTTCCGTTGTTATGTTCGCGCAAGTAATGGATTGCAGTATATTATCAATCCAGAGGAAATGCAAAGTGTAATCATTCCGATTAGTTATGTGAGCCGCACTGGCTCATTAGAGACTTTAACATTCACTTGCGGTATCACTGAGCCAGTGTCTAACGCACTGCCACGTGAAACTATCGACGAGATTAAACAACGTGCTCCTGCTCGTTACTACACACAGAATCGTATGGTCAATGGCGAAGACTACAACAACTTCCCATTTACTGCTTACAACTCGATTATCAAATCTAAAGCATTGAATCGTGCCAGTATTGGCACCAGTCGTTATCTTGACTTAGTTGATAACACTGGAAAATACAGTTCAACTAATAACTTTGGCAGCGACGGCGCTTTGTATGAACAAAATAATTTACCATCATTTTTATTTTCTTGGTTATCGACTAATGACATTAGTGATGTTGTAACAAATCGTGTGCAACCTCTTCTAACTGATGAAGGCGCTAAACAATTTTATTATGCAAACTTTACAAGACCAAGTTTAATAGAGTTAAACAATGTATGGAATCAGTCAACTACTTTAGCCAATGAAACAACTGGATATTTTAAAAACTCTAGTGGAGACCCGCAATCAGTGGGCGTTTATGCATCGAGTAACATGAAGTATATACAGGTAGGTAGTTTAGTAAAATTTGTTCCTCCGACAGGTTATTATTTTGATGTTAACAATCGTTTAAAGTTGGGTGTTCCAACTCGTGCAGATGAAAAGTTAGTGATCTGGGCAAGCCCAATGGCCATTTACCTTGATGGAACTAATCAAGGCGTTGGCAACTTTGCTGACGGTGTTGGCCCTATCACATTAAACAACTTTGTTCCTTCTGGCGCTATTGCCAGTCAAGTGATTCCTTTGTTTGTAACTGAGTTCTCAACTACGCTAAAACAAAGTATTGTTGATCAAATCGAACTGTATAGAAATTTTGGCCTTAGATATAACAACTTAAACGGCGAATGGTATTTGATTACCTCAACAAACTTAGCAGAAAATGCTGAGTTTAGTTTAGTTAACGCAGGAAGTACCGCAGGAACTAACAGCGATGCCAGTTGGATGATTCAGTTTATTACCGATGGAGAAAGTTACACAGTGACTACTCGTGCATTAGACTATTACTTTGGTAGTGTATTGCAAACACGTTTCTTCTTCTATGGAGATCAGCAGATTTACGACAGTCGTTCAGGCACAACCATTCGCGATTTTGTCAAAGTACTAAAAACCAATAGCAAACCAGATTCAAACTTACCATTGGAAAGCGATGTAACATTACGCATTATTGATCAACCTGTACAACCAGATGGATTAGTCGACGACTATCAAGTGGTAGTAAGTTATCAAGACAGCGACAATGATGGTGTTCCTGATGATCCTGATTTCTTTAATACTATTGTTGCACCTGGCATAAACGCCACAACTAAAAATGTGTTTTTCCAAAAGATTGTAGACTTTGACAATCTCGAAAGATATGTATTAGTTGACCCAGATCTAGTTAACGATCAGTATGCAACACTCGATGATATCGAACTGGCTAAATCTGAATACTTGCCCGGACAAGTGTTTTATGCCTACAGCACTGAACTATTTTACATCTTGTCAATCACAATATCTGGCGAACGAGTATTAACACAAACTCAAGATTATCAAGTGAGAGTTGGACGTCAAAGTTTGTATTTCCAATATAGACACAACAGTCCTTTGACTAATCGTATTGACCCAGGATCGACAAACATTATTGATTTGTATCTGGTTACCGCTGAATATTATCAGTCATATCAAAACTATATTAAAGATTCTACAGGTACAGTACCTGTACCAACGCCGCCTTCGATTGATCAGTTATCAACCGCTTATGCTGGCCTACAAGATTATAAAATGATTAGTGACAATATGATCATGAATAGTGTAGTATTTAAACCATTGTTTGGCGCCAAGGCCGCTGAACAGTTAAGAGCAACGGTTAAAGTAATTCGTGCTCAAGGTTCTACAGCTAGTATAAGTGAAATTAAGAGTTTGGTAGTAGCCAACATCGATGAATACTTTAACATTGACAAATGGGATTTTGGACAAACTTTTTACTTTTCAGAACTGGCAGCATATTTGCACAAACAAATCGGAGATGTGATTAGTAGTGTAGTATTAGTTCCGTTGGATTCGCAAAAAGCATTCGGCGACCTATATGAAATTAGATCAGCACCTAATGAAATATTTGTCAATGGCGCAAATGTAACAGATATTGAAGTTATTGAAGCATTAACAAGTACAAACTTGAGAACAGCCCCTGGTAGTGGAGTAATTTAATGGCAAGAATAAGAACCGTAGATTTTTTACCTGAAATCTTTCAGACATCAACTAACAAGCAATTTTTAAGTGCTACATTGGACCAGTTGGTTCAAGAGCCTAAGTTTAAAAAGACGCAAGGATATGTTGGACGTAAGATAGGACCAGGTGTTAATGCCAACGACAAATATGTTATTGAACCAACTACAGTTCGCGACAACTATCAACTAGAACCTGGTGTGATTATCACCGTTCCGGATAGTAGTACCATTGAAGATGCGATTACCTATCCTGGTATCAGCGATGCTCTAGGAGTACAAGGAGCCTTTACTGCCAACGCTGATCGTTTATACACAAGTGATTACTACACTTGGGATCCAATGATTAACTTTGACGAGTTTGTTAACTTTAGTCAATATTATTGGTTGCCAGGCGGTCCAGATCCAGTAGATGTATTTTCTACTAGTGTTCCATTACAAGATGAGTTTACTGTCACAAGAGAAAATGGTGTGTATACATTTAGCGGATACACTGGAGACAATCCAGCACTGACATTGATCCGTGGCGGAAACTATAAGTTTAATGTAGCACAAAACGAAAAAGAAACAGTTAACTTCCGTGTGACCAACAACTCAACATCGGCATATGTAATCGACTATATGCCTAATCCTACGTTGACATTAACACGCGGTAATACCTATGTGTTTAACTTGACCATGAACGTGGTCTCACCACTATGGATTAAAACACAACAAGAGCTTGGCCAAGAGTACGCATACAACTCTGGCGTAACACGCAATGGAGCCACAGAAGGAAATATTACATTTACAGTTCCTTATAATGCACCTGACACACTATACTATGTAAGTGAAAATCAGTTTAACATGCGCGGCCAGATTAATGTTATTGATGCTGTTCCTGGAACAGGACCTGGATTTTGGATTCAAACAGACCCAGGAGTCAACGGTCGCATTCCGAGCACACCAAATATCAGCAGTCGCGATGTGTTAGGTGTAATCAACAACGGTGAAGATTTGGGCACAGTTGAGTTCAATGTTCCATTGGCCACAGCACAAAACTTTTACTACGGATTAACCGACATTGGTGGTGTTGACTTTGTTACGAACTTGCAGTTTAATCAGATTAACAATGTTTTCTTAACTGAGTTCCTTGAACAATATGGCGGCATTGACGGCATTACTAACATGAACGGCCGCACTATTGTGTTCTTGAACCAAACTCAAGATGCCGAGCAGGGCGGCTGGCAAGTCACTACACAGTTTGATCCATTGGCTCAAGAGTCTACTAATAATGGTTTTCCTGGTAGCTTTGACACAACGTCATACGATCAAACCACTGATCTTACTCAGGCGCAACGTTACAGTGTATGGCAGATCCAATACGTCACAGCCGAAGGCGGGGCAGTATATATTCGATTGAACAGCGTTCGATTGATCAACAACTACGAAAAGTTTTCAGTGTTGTTTGGTACAGAATATTCAAGCACACAACGGTACAAAGACGCCGAAGGTTACATTCAACAGATTCCATTGTTGAGTGCAATCAAGGATGTGTTATATTATCAAGATGGCACCGATCCTGGAATCTTTGGAGAGATAAAGTTAATCAATCAAGACCAATCAACTACAATTGACATTGATGACATTATTGGTCAAACAAACTATACCAGTCCAAATGGAGTGGTGTTTACTAACGGTCTTAAAGTACAATTCCGCGGCAGTGTAAATCCTTCTAGTTATCAAAATCAAATGTACTATGTTGAAGGTGTAGGCACAGCAATTCGTCTATTACCAGTGGACAACTTTGTTACTCCAGAAACATATACACAAAACGCAAACATACCTTATAGCTCAACACCATACGACTCAACAAACTATGATGCTAGTCTTAACTCTCCGTTGATTCCAGATTATCTAACTGTTAGTCGTGCCAGCCCAGATCTTAATGCGTGGTCACGTAGTAATCGTTGGTTCCACATTGATGTTATCAATGCTACGGCTGCATACAATGAAACTGTGCCTGTGCTTGACAACAACTTCCGTGCCAAGCGTCCTATTATAGATTTTGATGCAGGTACACGATTATTTAATTTTGGCACCGGTGGTAAACAACCAGTTAATATTATTGACTTTAATGCTACAGATGCATTTAGCGACATTAATGGAACCATTGGTTATAGTACTGATGGATATTCATTTATTCAA